CGGATGATAAAGCCACTTGGAATGGTGAGTTTTACGACATTGACGAGGAAACCGGCAAGGCGACTCGTCTTGGTGCCGCCGCTGGTGCCGCTGGTCAGAAGGGCGCGGATGGTAAGAATGGCGCTTCTGTGAAGGCTATCAAGCTCACTGTCGATGCCGTTTCTGGAAAGGTCAATGGTGGCATCGCTACTCTGACCGACAACTCCACCATCAATATCACCGTCTCCTGATTTTCGGTTCAGGCATTCATAAACGTTGACCCGCCTTATGGCGGGTTTTCTCATATTAGGAGGAAATAGATGTCTACTCTTGACAAGAGCATCATCACACCGTCCGAAGCGTCCGGTATCGCGCAGGCCGCCTTCGACACGGTTAACAGTCTGTTGCCGTTCAGCAACGTGTTTCCAATGAAGTCCAATGATGGGCAGACCACTGTTTCTTGGACTCCGGTCATTCCGGCTGACGCTACCAGCGCGGTTGATTTTCGTGCTTGGGATGCTGAGGTCGGCTATGGTGCGTCCACCAGCAAGACCGCTGAGGAATACACCGGCCTTATCCCGCTGTCCAAGAAGATGCACATTACCGAACGTGAGCTTATCGGCCATGTCGGTGACACCACCTACCTGCGTAACAAGGCGGAAGAGCATATCGACCAGTTGGGAGCCGAGGCCGCCATCCGTGCAGAGCTTGCCCGTATCGAAGTCGCCATGAACGCGACTTATACGATCAACGCTAAGAACCTGCATAACAAGTACACTTTCCACCGTCCTACCGCATTGGATAATTTGAAGCTGAGCGATAGCAAGAAGTGGAGCGATAACACTTCCACTCCGCTTATCGATATTGAGACTTGGGTGGAGACCATCAAGAAGCAGCATGGTCGTGTGCCGGGAGCCGCTTTCACCACTTCCGCCGTTATCGATGCTCTGCGTACCAATGAGGAGTTCCGTACCGCAGCGTCCGGTTCCAGCCTGACCAATTCCAAGACCCGTCTTACCCGTAACGAGGTTCTGGATGTTCTGCGTTCCGAAGCGAACCTTACCGACGTGCGCATGATCGATGTCATGTACTCCGATTTGGAACGTGACCACGGTATCGTCCTGCCGGTTGACATCAACACTCTTATCCCGTCCAGCACCTTCGTGATGCTGCCGAGCTTCAACGACACCAGCCTTGGTTTCACCGCCGATGGCCCGACCGTCGAAGCCACTGATGCCGAATACGGTATCAACAAGAGTGTGAACGATGGTCTTATCGCATGCATGCTGTCCGATCAGGCCCCTGTGTCCTATGACGTGTATGTGAACGGTTCTCTCATGCCGATTCTGGTTCAGGCCGTCAGCACCGCCAAGGCTACCGTGCTCTGACGTTAAGGACGGTGCAGCATGGCCACTGTTGATATTGATTTCATGAAGTGGCTCAGGATAAACGCTCTTGACCAGCCGGACATTCTCATATCGAAGTATCCGAATGAATGGCTGTTGAACAAGCTTCTTGTAGCCAACGACATGATTCAGGTGGAATGCCCTGATGCCGTCTCGCGTTTGCAGAACGGTTATCTCAGCGAACGTTCCTACGCTTACGTCGCTTGCCAGATGGTGTTGCGCGTGGTGCGTTGGAGACAGTTCAAGTCTGAGACGAACGGCTCGTACACGTATACGAACGTTGACCCGCAGTCCAATCCGCCCGGCACTGACGGTTCCCCGAACCTGTATGTGTCGAAGCGTGAGAAGGCGTTGCTGAACGGTTACGGCGAGGATAGCGTGCCGATGGGCACGATGTCTATGGGCCTTGACCGCGCGTATGGATTGTGAGTGGTCTCATGTCCGACGATTTCGATTTGGGGCACCTGTTTGATTGTGATGACCTGTCCGCGTTGGGCGGAGGCCACTTGTACGACAGTGAACCCGTGGATAAGCAGAAGCCCGACGATTTGCTTCACCGTGATGTGATTGTGTTCGAGGGCATGATGCCTTGGGTCACTTGTCATGGGAGTACGACGGTTCCGAAATATTTCGCCGCCGATGGGAGTCTTGCCGATCCGCGTCTCGTGTCCGATGCGTTCCGTTCCGGCATTCAGAGTGAAGCATTGTCCGCGTATACGGCTGATGTTCACAAGGTTTACTGTTGCGTGGTTGGTCGTACCCAGAAGAATTCGGTCATGTCGGAGAATTGGGCGCAGGACACGACGCCTGACAAGCATGGCGGTAATCGTGAGATGAATCAGGTGAAGGTTCTCGCGCCGGAATGGCATGGGGATTTCTATTCACGGTTCTGGTTCAATGGCTCGTGTTTCGAGGTTGATGGTTCGCCTGTCTACTTGCCGCATTCGTCTGATATGGCGAAGCATTACGAGTTTCCCGCCCGACGTGTTTACGCGGCTGAATTGGCTCATAACAAGGTGAGTCCTCCTGTTCCACCGGAAGGGGCTGAAACATGGGGTATGTGAGGCTAAGACATGATTTGAACTTGCAGATAGCGATAAGGTTCGGCAGCAAGGCCACCGCCCCGCACGCGGAGAAAGTGGAAGCCAAGGCCAAGGCTTTGGCTAACGCCCGTGCCGTGCATTCCAGTGTTGCCGACCGTATTGATATTTCCACGCACGCTCACGGCACGCATACGTCCGTGATTATGAGTGTTCTGGGACGTGATAACAGTCAGATTGCGGCGCATCTTGAGTTCGGATATTTCAACAAGTGGGCGCAACGGCATCTTCCAGGCAAGTTCATTATGAGCGAGGCTAAGTATGGCTGATTTGAGTGTGCGTGCTCCGTTGGATGCGGAGGGTTTGGTTGATGCGCTGTTCAAGCGTGTCGATTTCAAGTCCGCTGGTTTCGACCGTGTGGTTGTGCTTCCTCGTGCCATTGCTGATACGGATTCGTTCGCCATCGACCATGATGTTGTGATCTGGCATTGCGGCTCTCCAGCCCAACCGGATTGGAATGTGAAGGCGTGGGTGTGGCGGTTCGCATTGTCGTTGACGGTGGTGAACCGTGACCCTGACCTGAACTACCAGTTGTGCTCGTTCCTGCATGAGACGATTTCCCGTTGGCCTTACGACGATTCAACCGAGTTTGGGCGTGTGGGTGCCATTCCCGACAATCCCATGTTCGAGCTTGTCGCCATTGGCGACATCGTTACCACGAAGACCGCTGTGGTGCGTTCCTGCACGAAGCTGATTCAGGCTGGCTCTCCCCGCTGACCGTTTTTCCCTCATATTTTTCCATTTCGCATACAACCCCATGACCGTTCCGGCATGGGGTTTTCTTGTATGCGCGAATCTTGAAAGGATTCCTTATGGCTGATACCAATGTAGCCATTAACGCCACCAGCGTCACCGAGGCGGTGCGTGGTGCCGTGTTCCTTGCCGATGCGGATGTTATTCCAGCCAAGGCTGATCTTGCGAAGTTCACGTTGAATGCCGAAAGCGTGACTTTGGCTAATGCTGGTGGCAGTGGTTCCGCTCCTGTTTTCTATAATCTGGGCCACATGTCCAACGACACTCTGCCGGAGTTCTCGTTGGATGGTGGTGATGCGACGACTCTTGCCACTTGGTTGGAGGCTTCGTTCCGCACCTCCTATTCGGAGACTACAGGCAAGGTCACTATGTCCAGTGTGCAGGGTGACAAGAACACGTTGAAGACCATTTACAACGCTGTTGACATGCCTGATAGTGCTGGTGTGGCGTTCAGCCTGGTGAAGACCCCGAAGGCCAAGAGCGTGTTCATCCTGTGGGAGGACACGAACACCAACGACCGTCAGGGCTTGCTGCTGCCGAACACCGATCTGGCGTTCAGTGATCTGCCGAAGCTGAGTACGAGCGGTTTCACCGAGTATGGCATCGAGGGCACCATCAAGACCTCGAAGAAGCTGCCGAAGACCAGTGACGACAGGTATACGTCCGTCGCTATTTACGACACTGCGGGTTTCAAGGCCAAATAGCTGACTAACGGAGCCAATTCCAAGCCGACTGGGAAACAGTCGTTGGATGGTCAATCCGCAATGGATGCGGTGACGGTTGATGGGTCTGACACCGAACAGGCCGTGCCGACTGTCTGAAATCCATGATTCTTCCCAACCGCCTGTGCCTCCATCCGGGCGGCTGGGATTCACTCATATTTTTCCGATGGGGGTTTCCGATGGGGGATTTTGATTTTTATGACTGATACTGCTGAAACCGCCGAGACTGTTGTTTTCCCGACCGAATGGGATGGTTTGAGGGAGTTCGACGAGCGTCTTCACGACCTGCCGGACATGGTTCAGGCTGAGGATTTCACTCCGCGCAGACCGCCTTGTATGCGGTTACTACCGGACGTTTGTTCGCCCGTATCGACCAGTTGCGTGACCTTGGATTCTTCGGTGACGTTGACGGTAAACGCAAACGTAAGAACGCTGACGATGACATTATTCTCGCTTTGGCCGAATACGTCGAGTATGCGGATCGGTGGTTCGAGTCGCTTGCGGTTGACAAGGACGCATACCGCGAGTGGGTGAAGGGTCGTGAACTGGGAGACCTGTTCGCCATGTTCGCCACTCTTGTGCGTTTCTACTCGGAGCGTTTGGGAAAATCCAACGCCTCGAAGACGCGCTCCGTGAGTGCCGAGTAGAGGTTGTCTGTGATTTCCGCCGATTCTATGGTGTGAATTTTCCCGCTGACATGCGGGTGTATGGGCCGTCGTTCCTTTGTGACCTGTTGGACGGGTTGGAGGGTATCGACGGCTCTTTGTATCGTGCGTGGATTCTCCAACATGGGTCAAAACCGGA